ATATCATTACTTGCAAACTTTACAAGAGCAGACTAACCAAGGAGAACAAGATCGTTCAGGTTCAACTGAATTTCGATAGCGGTCTGAACCGTTACTACGGTCTTGTTGACCTTGCCTTGGATTACGGCATCTTCAAGAAGAACTCTACCAAGATTGAGCTTCCTGATGGTACAAAGGTGTTTGAGAAGCATATCAACGAAGATCCTGAGAAGTATTTCACTCAGGAGATTCTGAAGCAGATTGATGAGCGCGTTCAGGAGGATTTTAAGTATGGATAAGAAAGCATTAATTATCGGGGCCAATGGCCAGGATGCATCGTATCTTGCAGAACTACTTGTTGAGAAGGGATACGAGGTTCATGGAACTGTTCGTAGAAACTCTGTTCCGGAATCACAGACAACTCGTATCGATCACCTGTGGGTCGATGGAAAGATCAAGCTGCACTATGCAGACTTGACCGATCCGATCAGCATTGAAACAAACATTCAAAAGCTGCAACCAAATGAGGTCTATCATCTGGCTGCACAGTCCCATGTTCAAGTTTCGTTCGATCTTCCTAAGTATACCCTTGATGTAAATGGCGGTGGTACTCTCGCAGTCCTTGAGGCTGTTCGTAGGTTCTCACCCCACTCAAAGGTGTATCATGCGGCTACTTCTGAGATGTTCGGCAATTCGTGCGACGATGACAAGTATCAGAGAGAAACAACTCATATGTCTCCTGTAAGCCCATACGGTTGTGCCAAGCTTTACGCTCACAATCTATGTCACAACTACAGAAATGCATATGGTATGTTTATTTGCTCAGGAATTTTGTTCAATCACGAATCTCCTCGTAGAGGTATTAACTTCGTGACGAACAAGGTAGCACTACAAGCATCAAAGATCAAGCTTGGGATGGCTGAAAACCTGGTTCTTGGTAATCTAAGAGCCAAGAGAGACTGGGGACATGCCAAGGATTATGTCCGTGGTATGTGGAACATGCTTCAGATGCCCAAGCCAGATGATTATGTTCTTGCTACTGGCCATTCATACTCAGTTGAAGACATGGTTGAATATGTCTTTGAATATCTCGGTATGGATTATCGGCAGTATGTAAAGACTGATAAGAAGTATGAAAGACCTGAAGAACTACATTATCTTCGCGGAGATGCTTCAAAGGCAAAGAAAGAAATGGCTTGGGAACCAACCATTACTTTTGAAGATATGATGTCAGAGATGGTTGATTATTGGATGCACAAGTTGCAAAATCCTAAGCTTGAGTTTAATATTATTTGAGGTAACTATGAACAATGTACTTTTTTGTGACGGTCACGACAATGCTTTCATTGGTTTCATGTGGAGATTCGGTCAGAATGAACCAATTGCCGCATATAGCCAAAAGAAAATTATTGAAAATTTGATGGAAGATGGCATGACATTTGATGAGGCACAGGAGTATTTTGAATTTAATATTATTGGAGCCTGGGTTGGCTCAGGTACTCCATGTTTTATTGAAGATATATCAATTGAAGAAGCAAAAGAAAGAATGGAAGAATATGAAGTATAATATTATTGAAAATGATAGTGATGGTAATGCACATCTTGAGCTTGCAGAAGGTAGATTCAAGGGAATTGCTATCCAATACGGTGTTATCAAGCTTGAAGAGAAAGAAAACAATCTTCTTTTAAACTTTGACTATGAGATAGTCAAAGGTACACTATTTGATTCAGAAAAGGAAGAATTTCATAACGTAGTGGGCAATCTTCTGGTACAATTGCTAGAAGAACAAAATGGTAGGATCGGTGATGAATTTGATGGAGAGGTAATTCAAGATGATGGAATCAGTTATATTGAAGAATCTGGCGACGAATGAGCAGTACGTTCGTAAAGTACATCCATTCCTTAAGGAAGAATATTTCAGCAACAATGTAAACAAGAAGATCTTCAATCTGGTTTCTGAATTCATCACGAAGTACAACAGCCTCCCCACAAGGGAGGCTCTTGATATCAGCCTTGGTAAGCTTGATCTTGTTTCTGAAGACGAATTCGCAGAATGCTCCAAGTGTCTTGAGGCTTTGTATTCCAATCAAGAACAAACAGATCTCACTTGGCTCATTGAGCAGACTGAGAATCATGTAAAGGATAAGGCAGTCTATAATGCTATTATGGATTCTATTCATATTCTCGACGGAAAATCAAAGACGCACACAAAGAACGCAATTCCTAGTATTCTTTCTAATGCTCTGTCTGTGTCATTTGACAACCATATTGGTCACGACTACATTGATGATGCTGATCGACGCTTTGAGTTCTATCATCAGATAGAAAAGCGTATTCCGTTCGATCTTGAATTCTTCAACGCCATCACTGGTGGTGGAGTCCCATCAAAGACTCTTAACATCATCATGGCTGGTACTGGTGTGGGTAAGTCTCTATTCCTCTGCCACCACGCAGCGAATTGTCTTGTCCAGAATCTGAATGTTCTGTACATCACATGCGAAATGGCAGAAGAAAGAATCGCAGAGCGAATTGATGCGAATCTTCTAGACATCACCTTGGATAATCTCAAGGATCTTCCAAAGACAATCTACGACAAGAAGATGGAGCAACTAAAGAGTAAGGTTCATGGCAAGTTGATTATTAAGGAATATCCAACTGCCAGCGCATCGGTTGCTAACTTCAAGCACCTTCTTGATGAACTTAAAATCAAGAAGCGTTTTGTTCCTGATGTCATCTTCGTTGACTATATCAATATCTGTGCTTCTGCAAGAATCAAGCAGAATGCAAACACAAACAGCTATTTCTATATCAAGTCTGTCGCAGAAGAACTTCGTGGTCTAGCAGTAGAGTACAATGTACCAATCTTCTCAGCCACCCAGGTCAATCGAACTGGATTTGCAAACAGCGATTTCGGTCTAGAAGATACTTCGGAGTCGTTTGGTCTTCCCGCCACAGCAGACTTCTTTGTTGCTCTTATCAGCACAGAGGATCTAGAGCAGACTGGGCAGATTCTAGTCAAGCAACTCAAGAACCGCTACAACAGTGCAACTGTAAATAAAAAGTTTGTAGTAGGTATTGACCGCTCCAAGATGAAGCTGTATGATGTCAAGCGAGATGAGCAAGATGGCATTGCCGATTCCAATCAGAATAATCCTGATGGATACGGACAGGGCTATGCTCCGCGTGAGATTCCCAAACTAGTCAAAGTGAGTGATTGGACTATATGAGCGCATATATCGACAAGGTGTTTATCAACATTGCTTCAGAACACTTGAAGAAGTTCAAGTGGAAGAAGGATAATCTTGCCAATTGTCGATGTCCGTTCTGTGGGGATTCCAAAAAGCGTAAGAATATTGCCCGTGGGTATTTCTACCAGAAGGGCAACGACTTCTTTTTCCGTTGCCATAATTGTGGCCACGGAACAAACATGTACAACTTCCTTGAAGCAATCAATCCATTGCTTGCCAAGGAATATGCCTTTAAACGATTTGCTAGCGGTGAAAATGGAAGATCAAACTACAAGAAACCAAAGCAGGAAGAACTCTTTGTCCCAACTAAAAAGATCACTACATTCGAAGTGCCTAAGAATTGCGTCAATGTTTGTGACCTTGATTTTGCACATCCAATCGTCAAATATCTTGAGAAGCGAAAGATCCCTGATGAATCGTTCTGCTACTTTTATTACGCCGAAGATTTCTCCGAAGTTGCCAAGGGCTTTAGCAGCGACTATGAACTCAAGCGAGAGCCAAGACTGGTCATTCCGTTCTACGATGACGAGAAGCAACTCATCGGAGTCCAGGGTCGCTCACTTGAAGCAGATTCCAAAATCCGCTATATTACTCTCAAGAAGAATTCTGTGGAGAAACTATGGTATGGACTCTGGAGAGTAAATCCAGAACAACCAATCTACATTACAGAAGGACCGATTGACAGCATCTTCCTACCTAACGCTCTTGCGATGGTTGGTGCTGCCGGGGACATGAAGCTTCCTGAAAAGATTGCGAACAGTGAGGTGATCTATGTCTTCGACAATGAAAAGCGCAACAAGCAGATTTGTGGCTTCATGGAAACGGTTATTGAGAAGGGCCATAAGATTCTTATTTGGCCAGATGTTAAGGTCAAGGATATTAACGACTATGTTCTTGCGTTTGGTGATCCGATGGCTATGATACGCTCCAATACGCATTCAGGTCTTGAAGCAAAACTGAGGTTTATGAAATGGAAAAAGTAAATGTACTTGATAAGGGTTTCGTTCGACTCATCGAAGTGATGGGTTCTGATTTGACGGTTGTAAATGCGGCCAGAGTTTCTTTCCACAAGGAATCATCCTGGGACGGAGAACAGCATTGGACAGGATCTATTACTGGTAAGACGCTACCAGACAAAGACAAGAAGCTTATTTCGTATCTGGCCAAGCACAAGCATTGGACCCCCTTTGCCCATCCCCAGATCATGCTTCACATCAAGGCTCCTATTTCGATTCGTACCCAGCTTTTTAAATCGAAAGTAGGATTCGTTGAAAACGAAATTTCTCGTCGGTATGTAACCGAAGAACCAGAAATTTACATTCCAAAATGGCGTTCCAAGCCTACAAATGGGGCCAAGCAGGGGTCAGAAGACTTTGTTACCAACGAAGACACGGTAGCGGCTGCTGAGGCCATGTACTTTGGGGTGGCTAGCGATGCTCTAAAGACCTACAACTGGCTCCTAGAGGCAGGAATTGCCCCGGAACAGGCTCGTTTTGTCCTACCCCAGGGTACATACACCGAATGGTACTGGACTGGTTCCTTGGCCGCTTATGCCCGTGTTTTTAAGCAAAGAATCGACCCCCATGCCCAATGGGAGTGTAGGGAATATGCCTACGCTATTGGTAGCCTAATTCAGCCCTATTTCCCAGTCTGCTGGGCAGAACTTACGAAGTAAATAACACTCTTTTATACATAAATTATAAAAGGATGTTATATATGGAATTAATATATAAAGGTAAAAATTGGCTTAATCAAAAAGTAGGATCGTATACAATTATTGGTGAAGGAAAACTAATTAAGTTTAAAAGCCAAAAATCAAGTATAAGATACTGGAAAGTTAAGTGTGATTGTGGTTCGGAGAAAGAAATTAGTAAATGGCATTTAGTTTATGGAAATGTTCATGGCTGTAACGATTGTTACGGAGACAGGCACAGATTTGAAAAAAGTCATCTTTGGAAAGGTGATTCAATACATGTAACTGGAATGTATTTTAATAAAATTAAAAAATGTGCCGAGAAAAGAAAAATACCATTTTCTGTTACTAGAGAAGATTTAGATAAAGTTTTTCAGAGCCAAAACGGATTATGTGTTTATACAAAATTTCCTTTAAACTTTGAAACTAGTGGAAAAAAGGGAACTGCTTCGTTAGATAGAATTAATAGTAAAGATGGTTACACATCAACAAATATACAATGGGTTCATAAAGATGTAAATTCCATGAAATGGGATTTATCTAACGAAAAATTCATTGAAATATGTCAAATAATTACTGAGAACTATAACAAAAATATCAAGTAAATATTGACTAAATACCCAACACGGCTAGAATGCCACAACTTTAAGGATTTTCAAAATATGTCACTACCTTCAGCTTATCAAAATTTCATTGCAATTAGTCGTTATTCTAAGTGGATCGAAGTAGAACAAAGACGAGAATTATGGAACGAAACCGTTACTCGCTACTTTGACTTCTTTGAAAAGCACCTCAAGGAAAGCTGCAACTACAAGTTGCCCAAGGATCTACGCAAGGAGCTTGAATCAGCTGTTCTGAACTTGGAAGTGATGCCGTCTATGCGCTGCCTCATGACCGCAGGCGAGGCATTGGAGCGCGACCATGTAGCAGGGTATAACTGCTCTTATGTTTCTACGAGCAAGGTTCGCTCGTTTGATGAGATTCTATACATCTTAATGTGCGGTACAGGTGTTGGATTCTCCGTCGAAAGGGATTTCGTTGAAAAACTTCCTACTATTGCTGAAGAATTTACCGACAGTGATTCACTCATTGTTGTGGAGGACTCTAAGATTGGCTGGGCCAAGGCTTACAAAGAACTCTTCTCGCTACTTATTGGTGGTCAGATACCGAGATGGGACATTTCGAAAATTCGTCCTGCGGGAGCGAGACTTAAAACATTCGGTGGACGCGCATCAGGACCTGAACCTCTGGAAGACCTTTTCCGCTTTACCGTTGAAACCTTCCGTAAAGCAGCGGGTCGTAAGCTCACGACTGTCGAATGTCACGATATCGTATGCAAAATTGCTGAAATCGTAGTTGTTGGTGGCGTTCGTCGTTCTGCTCTCATCTCTCTATCGTCACTTGACGATGACCGCATGCGTAATGCAAAGAGCGGTGCTTGGTGGGAGAACAATGGTCAACGCGCACTAGCAAACAACTCTGCTTCATACAAGAGCAAGCCAGACATGGAAACTTTCATGGACGAATGGGTTGCACTTGTCAAGAGCAAAAGCGGTGAGCGCGGTATCTTCAATCGTCAGGCTGCAAAGAATCAAATCAAGCGTCTTGGTGACCGTCGTAATCCAAACTATGACTTTGGAACCAATCCTTGCTCAGAAATTATTTTGCGTGATCGTGAGTTCTGCAATCTATCTGAAGTTGTGATTCGTGCTGACGATACTCCAGATACTCTTGCTCGTAAGGTTCGTCTTGCTACCATTCTTGGTACATTCCAGTCAACTCTTACAAATTTCCGTTACCTTTCAAGTGACTGGAAGAAGAACTGCGAAGAAGAGCGTCTGCTTGGTGTGTCTCTGACTGGTATCATGGATAACGAGATCACTAATGGCCGTGCTGGTGATTTACCTGATCTGCTTGAGCATCTACGCCATGTAGCGGTGGATACCAACAAGGAGTATGCTCATAAGCTAAAGATCAACGAGTCTGCTGCAATCACTTGCGTCAAGCCAAGTGGTACTGTTAGCCAGCTTGTAGATGCTGCTTCGGGTATTCATGCTCGTCACGCTAATTATTACATTCGTCGTGTTCGCGCTGACCGCAAGGATCCAATCTGCCAGTTTATGATTGACAAGGGATTCCCTGCCGAGCCATGCGTCATGAAGCCAAACCACACTATGGTCTTCTCATTCCCCATGAAGGCTCCTGAGCATTGCATTACTCGTAATGACATGACTGCTCTTGAACAGTTGCAACTCTGGCTCACATATCAGCAGTACTGGTGCGAACACAAGCCAAGCGTTACCATCACTGTTCGTGACGAGGAGTGGATGGAAGTTGGAGCCTGGGTCTATAAGCACTTTGACGAGATCAGCGGTATTTCGTTCCTTCCACACTCAGACCATACCTATCGTCAGGCTCCATACGAAGACTGTACAAGAGAGCAGTACGAAACCATGCTTGCCAAGCTTCCAAAGGATGTTGATTGGAGCGAATTGTCCAAGTATGAGAAGGAAGACAACACCACAGGAACCCAGACTTTCAGCTGCACGGCTGGGGCATGTGAACTGGTTGATCTTACTAAATAAGGCATGGACTATAGGCTTAAACTAGTAAAATATTTGAGCGAAATGGCTTCAAGCAGAGAAAAAGAACTTCTTTTCTATCAAAGACTTAGCCATATAACACCTGAAGGGTGGGATATGAAAGTTATAGATCCAGGAAAAGATAAAATTACTAATGAAACTAATCCAGATTTAATTTTTACTAGAAAAAAAGATGGTAAAAGTATAAAAGTTGAAGCTAAATCTTTATTTCCTTACTCAAGTAAAAAAGTAAAGCCAGGTGAAACTGCATCTATGAGTCATAATTATGCTGGCACACAGGCTCGTACTGATCTTGAAAATAAAACTCAAGGAAATAAAAGATGGGTCGTGAAAACCCCAGATGATTATGTCGAATGGGAAGAACACGCTAAACAAGTTTATAGGAAGTCTGATTTACATATAATTGGTCATGACGATGAACTTCACGTTGTTTTTCCACATGAAAGTGCGGAAAAAATGGAAGATCATATAAAAGATTTTTTAAAATCAAGTAATTTAGGAATATCCCATTTCATTACTCATATTACAAAATCTGGAAATCCAAGTATAACACCAGCTGGTTCAAAACGAGGAGAAAGTGCTGTTATTAGAACTAGATTAAGAGCAGGAATTAGCAGTGCTACACCTTTGCGACCAAATGCAGAACCCCCTACTTTTTATTCAGAAGCTGGAGAAATATCAAAAAGAAATGCTAATGTAATTAAGGATGCTATTAAAAACAAGTCAATACATACTATGTGATAATTGCTGGTATTGACTATTCTTTAACTTCCCCGTGCATCTGCATCTTTAATGGGCAATTGCATAGGGAATTTTGTTATAAGAATTGTTCTTTTTATTTTTTAACTGATACCAAAAAGAATGCCACGATGTTTAATAATAATATTCGTGGAGAGTTGTTTCCAGATTATACCGCAGAATGTGGTAGATACGATAGCATATCAGATTGGGCAGTAGATCTTTTGATAGGATGTAATATGGTTGCTCTTGAGGATTATGCTTATGGAGCAAAAGGAAGAGTCTTTCATATAGCAGAGAACACAGGAATTCTTAAATATAAGCTCTGGCAACAATCAATACCTCTTGATGTTGTTCAACCAACAAAGGTAAAAAAATTCGCCACTGGAAAAGGCAATGCTGGAAAGCCAGAAATGTTCCAGGCTTTTGTTGAAGAAACTGGAGTCGATTTACGATTCCATATGAACGATGCTAAAAAGGAAATAGGCAACCCAATATCGGATATTGTGGATGCCTATTATATTTGTAAGTTCAATTATAAAGAACTTAGTCCTTCTTCTTAGTGAAGAATTCTTTCCAGCCCCAAGCAACAACTAGGAAGAGAATGGGTAAATACCAGATTACCCAGCCATAGTCATCCTTCACAGTCTTGTTATGTTCGATCTGGCTCTTGATATCTAGCATGATTACGCTATCGCCAGTGGTATCAGCTACTATTTCTGGATTGGTAGAACAAGCAGGAACAACCAGTGCTACGACAAGAACAAATGCCCAAAGTTTTCTCATGTCTTCCTCCCTGCTGCGGCTGTACCGAAATAGAATCCAACGATTGCAACTAGAATTTGTCTGTTTTCAGAAGTATAAAGATATCCGTTGATCTCAACGAAATACTTCTTGGTGGTTTCTGGAATCAAACCAAAAAGAGCTTCTGGATTATTGCTATCTACTTCAACGAAGGTAGGAACTCCGAAGAAAGGAAGAATGAATGGTGCAGCGATAGTTCCAAATAGAACAGTTAGTACGATTAGCTGTCTTACTCCCTTGCCGACATCTAGGGGAACTCTCTTTACTGCTTTATCTTGATTGTCTGTGGTTTGCTTGTTAGCAGCAATTAGACGCTCAAAAATTTCTTTTTGATCCTGACTCTTTTGAGCCATGAATCTGAACAAAAATCCAGTAAGGCTTCCGCCTATCAATGAAATCAACTCAGTCGGCATAATAACCTCCAAAATTATTTATAATGTTTATTCGTCTATATCCGGTATTCCGTTATTGTTAAGATCGTCCTCTTCCCAATCAGGTATTCCATTATTATTATTATCAAAATCATTACCATTGGGAATTCCATCCCCATCATCATCTTCAAAATCGTCTTCTATTCCATCTCCATCCGTATCATAGACATCAGGAATTCCGTTGTTGTCACCATCCTCCCAAACATCATCTATTCCATCTCCATTTTGGTCAAACTCTGGATCACTTGGTTCTATTAGATCGTGAATACCATTACCATTTTCATCTCTCCAACCTGGAGAATCTGGATCAAATACATCATAAATTCCATCATTATCTCTATCGTTATCTAAATAATTTGGTATACCATCATTATCAATATCATCATCCATATCATCAATAATTCCATCATTATCAGTATCTAATTCTTCTGCATCTGGTATTCCGTCATTATCTTGGTCATCTGGGAATGTATCATCCCAATCTTCTATACCATCACCATCACTATCATTACTAGAATCATTGTCATCTGGAAGTTCATCCGAAGTTGGTAAATTATCTGGTAGTCCTTGAACACCACGCAATCTAAGCATTTCTAAAAGTTGAAGCAATCTTTCTACTATCCAGCTATCAGCTCCGACATGGTTATCTCCTAATTGCCTTAATAATTCTTCCCATAACTGCCAAAATTCTTGTACTAAAATTCCTGTAGGTCTAGCCCATCCCCAATCATCACCCGAATAAGGGTTCCGAGATGGACTATGAATTGGCATTCTTCCCCAATCAGATGGAACTAATGGGTTTGCCTGTTCCGTAGGTTCCGGAGATGGGGGTTGGGGTATTACTTCCATCTCCATCAATTCATTTCTTCTTAAAATCTTAGATTTTTTTCTTCTTTTTGGTCCAACTATATCAGTTATACTAAGTCCTGGAATACCGCCTCCACCGACAGTCATATCCTCTAATAGAGTATCAATTAATGAAAATCCTTTTTTCAGACAGTGAGTTTCAAGTAAATATAATGATTCGTGAGGAAGAACATTATACTGATACATCTCATTTAGAAAAAGATCAAAGGTAGCTAAATTATTACTTAAAGAAGATTTTAGACCAGGATCAGATGATGTGGCTATTATTTTCTTTAGCTTGATTATTATAACTTCAAGTGGATCTAGAGAGCCATTTCTGAAAGCTTCATCCATATCCTTAACATAATTTCCTCTTCCATCGATTATTCCTTTTCTAAAAGCATCAAAAGAAGAAAAAGGAGATGATAAGAGAGTTAAAAATTTATAAACGGTAAAGCTTTTTACCATTAACCCAGAGCTAGAAATTGATTCGTTCATATTAGTCATTTTTTTGCTTTTCTACTTTATTTAATATTCTGCTTATTCTAGCATCTGGGGCCAATAACGATAAGTCTATTTCTGGTATTTTTTGAACCTTCAACCCCAAGTAGTTCACAAAAGCCTTTATGAAACCATGATATTTCTTTTCAATCTTAAAGAACAACATTCTTAAAGTTGCTTCCTCACCAAATAAATTGATGAGAATCAAAATGTGGTTTGAGATTAAATGATGCTTTAAGGTCTTTTCTTCATCATATTTCTGAAAAAGCCTTCTAACGTATTTAATTCTCTTTACATCATCATTAAATTCTTCGATTGAATTGCAACTAGGATTATTATATTTTAGTTTTGCAAAATAATCAAAGTTTTGTTCACTTAATATTTCCATATTATGATGGTACTAATGATATTTCGAATTTGTAAAGATGGTTATTGGTAATGATTACCTCTACAACCATGTTGATTCCCTTGCCACCATTAAATTCAGAAATACCATCGGTGACTAGGAATCCCTTACTCAAATCGTGCTCTGGTGTTGTTCCAAATGTTCCACCGAAACGGGTTAGCTTAAACACGTTTGGTCCTTCTGGAGATGGTAGTAATTTGGTTGCTGGAGTAAAATCGAAATCTAATCCCATGATATTCATCTTTGCTCTTAACATTGAAAGAGCACCACGGGGATCTAGATATTCTCTATTGGTGAAGCTAGAAAGAAATGCCTTGATTCTATTTAATTGAGTATCATTCTCAATTCTATGAACACCAAAGTCACTGGCAGCACTTCTGGTAGTCTTTGAGGGTTGGAATGGATCACCAAAACCACCACCGTCAGTTGACTCAGATTCCAATAGCTTTATTATATCTTTAAATTTCTTCATTTAGTTCCTTTGATTTATTTAGTAATCCTCTGAAATATTCTAAACGCATTGATTTGTTATTAAATCTATTTTTTCCCTTTATTACTTTTAGAACTGGAAGATCTGGTTCCTGTGGTTCTGGCTTGAAAGCCATATCGTTTAGATTTTTTGTATCTTCCTCAGAGTTATCTATGGCTAGATTTTCGATATATGGTTCTACAGATTCTTTGACTGACTGCCATGAGCCACCCTTTTTCTTGTACCACTTTGCAGCCCAAGCATTGGCATATGCTGATGGATAGACATCGAATTTTTGACGAGCAAGAGACTTTGCTTTAGACCATAATTTCTTGTTAGTAGGAATATTTTTCTCAAGAAGCTCCATCATTTCGTTCACTTCTCTGGCTTCTCCTAACATATCACTTACAGATTTGTCTGAACGCCACATCTGGCAGCTCCAGTAACGAGCTTTAGTCTTTGGACCAGGGTTATCGTCGCAAGAATGTCTAGCACGGAAATTCCTTCTACGCTCTGGATCGTCGCGCTTGATTTCCATATTTTTATCGCCAAAGTTTACTTTTACGATGTTGCCATTTTCGTTTTTAACGAATACCTTAAATTTCTTAACATCACCCTTCATTGGCTTATTAAGAGGTGGGTTTTTGGCTTCATTGATGTTGTCTTCTTTTGACATTTTTGCTCCTTTCTTATCTATCATGCAAGGAGGAGTCTTAAACTTCTTATTGCGCTTATCAATGTCCATTTTTTGTCCGGGGGTCATTGATGGACCCTTCTTATCGACATCGTATTGTTCATTAACTCCAGTATCTACGTTGATTGGCTTCTTACCCTTACCACCAGAACCTTTCTTACCTCTACCTTTGGCTGATTGGGCAGCTCTTTTTCTTTCCACAAAGCTTCCTATTTTTTCTTTTCCAAGCTTTGCGGCCTTTTGTTTTGAGAGACATGCTGCATAAGGTTCACCCTTCTTGGCATCTCCACATTCGCCAACTCGTTCTCCCTTAGAGTTATATCTATCCCATCCAGGCTTACCACCAGCTGATTCGTCATGGAACCATTTTCCAAGGCCAGATTTTCTATAGACTTCATTTATGTCTTTCATGGTTTACCCAATGCTATTTGATGACTTAACTGAACTTCAATTCTATCTTTTGCGTATTTCATTTCTTCAGCAGCAGATTGTTCCTTTAGCTGACTTACTTTTTCGTCACTACACCAGTGAACGATTACATAACCAACATTTACGCCCTTGCTCTGTAAAGGGACAGCCATGTAAGCTATAACATTGCTAGAGATGAATAGTTGCTTTTGGTATGATTCTTTCATTACAGCAACAATTTCAAACTTATATTTTGCATCCAGAATTGAACGAATGAAGTCAATATATGCAGAGATAAGGACATCCTTCTTTTGATGAACCTCTGCGCTAATACCAGAGCGAAGTGATTCGTGAGTTAGACTCATCTTCTTCATAGATACGCCATCCATGAAATATTCTCCGTTATGGAACTGGACGATTTGTGCTCTTGCAGCGTCGGTGCGAATGCGAAGCTCGGTAAGGATTTCGTGAATCTCTGAATGAATGTTCCAGTATTGCTTGCCTTCCTTTTTCTTCTTGTTGGAGAAGAGCTTATCTTTGACCTTCTTTATTCCAAAATAAGCACCAGTAAGAAATGAAGCGGTAGCTATACCGTACTCAATAAGTTTGGGATCAAATTCAAACATTACTTATCCTTCCCCTTAAATGTATTAGTAATCCCTTTCATGGCCTTCTTATGGGGTTCTCCCTTGTGGTGGCCATTGTCGGATCTATTCTCTCCTTTGCTTCTTAGACGAAGATTACTTGGGGAATTATTCATTGGATTGCCATCTTTGTGGTCCACATCCTTACCTTTTATTGCAGCAGCACCAAACTTTTTCTTTGCTGCTCTTCTAGCCTTATTTCTGTTTGATCTGTGGTGACTTGTCTTTTTTGAGTATTTTTTCTCATAACCTTCCAGTTTTTCTACGATTGACTTTTTACGATCATTTTTCATATCGCAAATTATTGTAGCAATTAACATTTTCAATTCTTCTGGAATTTCTGAATTGTTTTTAGTTCCTTTTACTCCGTTTGCTACAAATTTAGTCATCATGTTCCTTTCAACCAAGATATCGCAAGCCCTGTCTATGTCTTCTTTGATCGTATTTGTAAGCATGTCACCTTTGTCTAAAGTAACTGGAATCTTTATTTCTTTTCCAGTTATTAAAACAGTATTATATTCATTTGATTTTATCTTCTTTGTTGAAACCTTTTCTGATGGGCTGATAGCTACACGGAAAGAGAAATCAAAATAATCGACAATAGCTGAAAGAATCATACTAGGCAAGGAAATAACAACTTCTTCTTTAGAAGGTTCCTTGACATTCATGTTTTCCTTTACCTGTTCTACAATGGCTTTATATTTTTCAATTGCCTTTGGTAGTTTTGAATTTAATGTTTTTCTACCAGTTACTGGGCTAAATATCTTCTTTGGCCTAATATCAAGTGTTGAGCTGTTTGAGAGATATGATATAAACTCATTACTTAATTGGAATAGCCCATAATCTGTAAGCAGGAATGCAGCATTAGCTCTTGGATCAACTATGTTGTTTCCAGTTAAATGATACTTAGTTAGTGCTGCTTTTAGTGATTTTTCGAATTGGCCACCGTTTAGTATTTTCTTTTGTTTTACCAATTCTTTCATTAATTCTTCTAGCTGCTGATTTACAAATTCCGTAGCTCCCTTTTCAGGAATTTCTTCTTCCTTCTGTTGCAGCATTGAATAAATTTCGCCAAGAATTGGATCAAGATTGATGTAAATTTCAGGAGACTGTGTAAGAATGGATTTTAATGCTTTTTGCATCTTTATTCCATAATTTGGTGAGTCTGTAGTGTCCTTTATGTAAGTCTTTCCTGTTACTACTTTGAAAGTATTATCCTGGCACATTAGTTGTGTGCGTCCAGAGCCAGGAGCGTCTTCAAAAATTTCCAACTCTCTTGCATGCATTAAATTTTTAATGCAATTTTCTCCAAGTTGAAGAAGAATATTTCTACCAAGATCAAATGCGTTTTCATCAAAATCAAAGAATCTGCCATTTTCGAATTGTTGTAAAACCTGTAATTCTTCTGCTGTAGCACCTGAACATATTCTTGATACTAAAATAACAGCATTCTCTATCTGGAAATCTCTATCGTCCTTATTTGTAGACTTTACTCCATACTTCTGGTTTAGAACTTTGTAAGAAATATTTGATATATTTTCGAATACATTTCTTACTTTATTCCTCATTGCCATGACCTGAGAAAGCATTACGATATATGGAACTGGCTCTGGAGCTACTTCTTGTGTCTCCTGCCCTTCTTCTTGTGGCTGGTCTTCTGGTTGTTCATCAGTCTGTTCTTCCTGTTCAAGGAGGGGGTAGGATAAAATGCTGAACTTCTCTTCAAGTTCTCTTTCTACCTGTTTTCTGATTCTATCCTTCTCTGTGTCACCGCCAAGCAATGTGATCTTCATTGACTTCTTGAGTTCTTTTCTTATACCAGAAGCCCCACGGAACATGTCTCTTCTTTTTCTAGTCTTACCAGACTGATCGTTTTCTGTGACATGCTCTACTGATTCGTAGGTTGGATAGCTGATAGGCTGTCCAGACATTGCATCTCTTGCTCTGGCTTCTCCTCTTTCTCTGGCATGTTTTGCCAAAAGAACTCTTCTGGCGATTTTTTCTTTGCGATCTTCCCTAGACTTCTTTACACGAAAATTGAATCTTTCATATTTTTGATCCTGTATTTCTTTCTTAAGAAAATACCCCTCATTTAGTTTTTTATCCAAATGGGGTAAAATATCTCTATTATAAAGGTCAATGAAGTGTGAATCAAACCAGGTATCGCGCATGAAGATATTTATAAGAAAAAAGGCGGGTCTTTCGACCCGCCTCAGTTCACTTCCGATTCCATGGGAAGAACTTGGATACCCAAGTCCATAGACCCTGACCGATCAAGGCTCCGGTGACGAAAACAACAACAGAGTAAAAAATAGTACCTAGAGATTCGCTGATTACTAGTTCCATATCATTCCTCCTTTCTTAAAAACTTATAACCCTTATAGGTTTTTCTTTTTCCAGACATCAAATCGTACATAGCACCTCTTACTAGCTTATTATCCATGCAGAATTCTAAAAGATTCTTTACATAGACTTCTTCGCCGTTCTTGGTGAATACGAATGACTTTCCTCTTTCAACTTTTACAACTGGTTCGGGTATTTTAAATTCTTTTACCTTGGCTTCGAATTCTTTTGCGTTCTTTTGAATTTCTTCTAAAAAAGCTTTTTCGAAATCCATTTCAAGCCATTTCCAGCATCTACCATCTTTGACGAATTTACCGCCAAATTGCTGTACAAATTTTTCCCTGAAAATATGAGACTTAGCATCGTCATTGAGTCGTATCCAAGTCTTCGTATTTTTCTTATTTACATGGTCTTTATTGAACATTTTGCTTCTTTATATTTTTTTATTGCTGTAAAAAGGTTTGCCACATGATTGATAGGAGTATCTTCGAACACTTGTACCGCACCGTCTTCACAACTGATTAAAATGACGAAGTTTTCGATTGTTTGGCCAGTCATTTCCTTCCAGAGAAGAGCATATGCAGTAGCTTGCATCATATAATTGTCGATATCTTCTTTTCTTTTCTGTCTCGTACTCCCCTTAAAGTCAATAATCGAAAGAACACCATTATATTCAGCAATGCAGTCAACTCTACCAGCAAGACCTACATTCTTGCCGTAAAGAGGAGTCTCCAAGGCTTTGATATTATCTATCTTGTCTATCTCACCCTTGATCTGAATGAAAAGATCCATATCATTAGGCATTATTTCTTTTTTAGATAGATCTTCGTTTTTTAGATAGCACTCAATCAAAGAATGTAATCTGTTACCTCTTGCAGTAACTCTTTTGGATTCTTCTGGATTTTGCCTTCTCCATATTTTAAAAAATTCTTGCTTTTCCCAGCTTGTAATTGTTGTTACACTAGGAAATTGACCGTCTTCGGTGATATACATTCTTCCTGACTCTGTTTCAGAGCTGGTGATATCACTTCCGACGTTTACATAATTATGATTAAATGTTTTTTGATTCATTAAGTATAAGAAATATTTACACCACTTTGTCCAGTAAGACGCTGCGATCTACTCTTTGATTTGGATCCACCAGCACCCATCAAACGGGTTAGTCCGGTTGTTTCATCGGTATCTCCACCTACATCGCCAAAATCAGTAGAAGCCTGCTGTGAAGTTCCTGTTTGCTGTGGGGATAATAGATTTTTTAATCCATATGCTGCTGCTCCTGCTACCGTAGCAGTTCCTGCTAGTTTAGCAGTAGTCTTTAACAATCCACCAGATTTAGCACCAGCCGAGCCAGCCTTGAGAGCATCATCAGCCAATCCTGCTGCTTTGGCTAGTTTAGAAGCTTTTACTGCCTCCCCAGCTTCTCTTGCAACACTAGCTACTTTGCCAATTGGAGCTGTAACAGCAGCACCGACTCTTCCTGCTTGTGCTAGCTTTTCTCCTCTTGCAGCTGTTAATGCGGCAATTTCGTCTGCGCTCTTTCCTGCTGCTTTTGCTACTTCTATTTCTTTCGAAAGAACATTTGCTGATCTTCCTGCCTTAAGTGCTTTTGCACCTTTTCCTAGAGCACCAACAGCAGGAAGAATACTTAAAACATTACCAGCAGTATCAAGCCAATCAGTTTCTGCTTCACCACTAAATTGACCTTGATCGATTTGTTTCTTTAAACCATAAGCACCAGCAGCAGCTGATAATGGAATTGCTACAGCATTTACTCCAGGAATAAACGAACCTACTGTTAATGCAACTTGCATGTCTGGATCTTGCAATCTTTCTCCTACTGCTGTTGGCAACTCAGACATGGTAGAAGTTTCTTGTTCTGTTTTAGCAATACCTTTTTGCACATTTGACCAAGCTTTGCTATCTTTAGCAAAATCTTCGTCGCTTTCGTAATCTGCTCTCTTGGGAGCTGGACTATCCTTTTCAAAAGCTCCACCCTTTACGGAAACGGCAGTAGTTACTTCTTCACCTTTTTCAACTTTCTTGGGACCAGTTTTAGCTCTTTCCAACTGATCTTTGATAATATCAGCGGCTTCTTTTTTCTGTTCTGGTGATAGGTCTGTTCTTGCTTCGATTTCTGCTAGCTTTGTTTTGTAAAAGCTTTCACGGGAAGAAGTTTGTGATTCTTCCCTCAAATTAAAAAAACGTTCAAACTTGAAACCAGCTCTTTCTGTTTCCTCTTTTAACTTCTTTACCATCTTTTTGCGTAGAAGAGCTTGTTTCTGTCTTTCCTTGATGAAAGATTTTAGTTTTGAAGTTATATCTCTATTGTTCTGATCTAGAACTCTATAATTCTTCTGACCATGGATTACATCTAACAGTCCTTTTTGTGAAGAAGCTGTTCTAGTTACCTTTCCTTCTGAGGTTACTATTTCGATTGTATATTTTCCCTTTTTGAAGACAGGTTCAGATCCCTTATCGTCATCTTTTCTTGCTTGTTGTGCCATTTCTTCTGAGATCAAAATGTCTGTAAACATTTCAAATTCAGAATTATTTAATTTTCTTTGCAAGATCGCTTCAGTTCTCTCCAAAATCAAAGAAATTTGATCTGCCACAGAGTTTACTGAATTATTTTCTGACAACAATGCAGAGGTGTTTTTTATTATTTCTGAGAAAGTCTTCATGCTTTATGTATTTATTAAGTTTTCCATCTGCTGCCAGTTTTATTAGTAGCACGATCCATATTTTTGTGGTATCTCTTAGGCATGCCGCGCTTCATTTTAGTCATCAATTCTCCCCATTGGCCACCAGTCTTCTTATCTGGTGTAAGGGTAGTATCAGAACCTAGTCCTGGGGTTTGACCAACCCAGCTCTTCTCTACGCCCATTTCCTTGCATTTGGGGCAAGGCTTTTCGCATGGAGCACTTCGATTGGCTATAGTTTCTACTTGTTCAAACAAGTGCTGACATTTTGTACATTCATAATTGTATGTTGGCATAATTTATCCTACAAATTTGGACCAGCACTTGTTCAATTCAATCAACTCTCTCAATCCGAGAATATTGACAAGTGGTGGTCTTGGCTTCTTATTTAGCTTGAGTCCGACATCCTTTGGATAATTATTTGCCTTTTTTAAATTGCATTTACGGCAACAAGTAACCATGTTTTCCCATGTAGAACCACCACCCTTACTACGGGGAGTGACATGATCAATAGTTGCTGTATCTTCCGTAAGTTTTTCTTCACAGTATTGGCAACTATATTGATCCCGCAAAAAAATATTCTTTCGTGTGGGAGTAATTCGTCTGTATGGAATACGAATGTAATTTCGAAGAATGATAATCTTCGGAAGACGAATAGTTTTATTGGGTAGTTTGATTTCGTAGTACTCGTCAACATTATGCTCTAGTGCTTTGCCGCTGTAGAGCAATTTGACAGCACGATTCCATTCAATAATATTCACCACTTCTTCGGATGCATTTAAGAGTAGTACTCTTTTACTCATCTGCTTATATTTAGGTTTCATGCACCAAAAGTATAACCAAACATATAAATATTTCCATGAAAAACTTTATAGAACTTGTAGAGATGATAAGAAAAACAAAAAGTGGTTATCAGGTTCTTGATTCTAAAGGAAAAAAGGTCCTTGGAACGCATGAATCAAAAAAGAAGGCTTTGAAGCAATTAGCTGCCATAGAAATTAGCAAAAAAAGAAGAGCATAATTTGCAAAAGGGTATTGACAAGGGTTTTAATAGTGCTAAAATCATGACATGCACAACATCCCCTTTGCTATGCGTGTTCGCGGAACTATCGAATCCCTCAAGGAAGAAATGGTTCTTACATTTGGCACTGATGAGTATGTCGATTGGACAACTCTTATTCAGTCGCTGGAACAAACTCTGGAAGAGATGCCAGAAGATGAACTCAATGAAGTCATGGCCGTACCCGAATATGCCGAAGATCTGGACAATGATGAACTGGAGATCTGGTGATATGCTAGACCACATCGACTATCTGTACTGGTTGGAACTTAGTTGGGATATGGGACAGGATATGGGATCGAACGAACCACAAGAGGAGAGCAATGTTCAAGAAAAGTGATTTTAGAGGTTCCCGTGGGGAACAGCGTAATAAGAAGCGTAAGAAGTGGGACCACAAGCCTTTCAAGCGTCCCAAGGATGACAAGGGCAATAATCAACGCTTCGACTGGAACAATCAGAACAATCAAAACGACGGAATCAACTAAACGCTCTGTTTAGTTCGTCCTTGACTGGCTTGGGAACTACTAGGTGACTCTTCACCTTGAAGTTCCCTGCTAGCATGTTGAGAAGCTTGGCTGATTTGTAAACATCGAACTTTGTTTTTAGACGATGTGAATTCATCCACATGTGATGGAGATACACATACAGATTTGCTTTCTTGATATAAACATCTTTATTGAATGGAATACCCCACTTCTCAAGAAGCTTTACTGTTCTCCGTTCGCAGTCTCGTTCGTTATATGCGACAAGAAGAAATGCATTTCTAATTTGTCTCTTTGACCATTTCTTGTTGATTACACCAACAGAGACATTGTTTACAATATCCTGGGAGATATCAAA